GAAATCTGGTTCACACTGATCGACATCATCTAGCAAGATCATATCAATATCGTTTTTTGTTAATGGCTTAAACAATGACTTTTGTGACTTTTGCTTTACCATTTTGGGGGGTGACGTTTCAAGATTTACGTCACCAACTAGCTGAGCCCTTTCCTTTCCGTCCATCATAGGGACGGGGCTCATCATGCGATGTTTTTCTTTGTTGTGTTTCGGATACAAATTGTTACATTCACATGATCCCAAGCATGTACCGGCTTGGAATATGCTAGAAGTATTGTGGTCAGCATCACCTCCCCTAAATAGGGGTGTCTCGACCGGCGAGACTGCTTCACAACGGTAAGCGCCGAGCATATTGCCTAACTTCACTGCTAATAGCGCGTCGTAATCAATACCGTCATCACACTCTTGTGTTTTACGCCCAGGGTGTTCCAGGCAGATGGCAGGCAATCCTTCCTGGTACTTCACTTTCCACTCTTTCAAAAAGTCATCATACGTTCTATCAGCCCATTTTGAGAAATGGTACAAATCGTGCTTCTTCAATACATCTCTAAGTATTGCAGAGCGGGCCTCGTAAATGGTTCTACCATGTTGAAACCACGCTGCCAGTGCATTATCAGCATTGACTCCTACACTTTCTTCTGGCGTGAGAATACTACGTGTGAGGTACTGCAAGCTCTTGAATATGGAATACTCGTCTAAAGGAGCCATCATCAATCCTGTGTCGCTGTTGTATACCGGTTTTCGCTTTAAAAAACTAAGTTCACTAAGAGAGATAAAAGGTCTTGACACCTGATCTTTCTCCGCCATAGTATACACTATACCAAAATCCTCAAAAAACATTTGTCTATTGGTGTGTCCAAACCAGTCAAACCCAGGTCGTACGGAATCGGCGCAATCATCACCATAAGTGAGAAGGCTACATACAATCTTAAAGGGCGGCACGGTTAAATGAAACCTTTGGGCCAGACCAAAATAACACATCCTATGTAAAAGAGAATTGCAAATACAATTAATGATGGTAGTTAAACTATTACCAGACGTAACCGATGAAAACAACTTGAAAATATCACCATTCATATGTATAACTGGGTAAATCACCTCCGTTGCAATTGCTCTCATCATGTCCAAATCCTCATGTGCGTATCCCACAGCTGCGGCGAAC